CGACGACCTCAGGTTCCTTGACCCGCCAAATGTATGGGTGCTACTGAAGCCCATGGGTTCGGCAAGGACAAGCAAGAGTCGATTCATCCGCAAGGATCTGCGTGAGCAGAGGCTGCGGATTAGAGCGGCGATTAGATAGAGCGTCAGCAGGGGCTGCCATTAGGCATAGGACTGCTGACACAGGAGTGAGTTGACAAGTCGCTACATATTGCACCAGTGCCCCTGGCAAGGGGTATAGGGATATGGCTCTGCCTCTCCTATGGGTAACACCCGAGTGACGCAGTGCATCAGCCCAAGTGGGCGAGCCTTCATGCTGGGGGATTCCCGAACGACCGTCGTAGTAGTCAGTGGTTGCTCATTGACGAATGCCGGGCAGTAGTAGTGCTAGGTGGAGTTGCCGAATCAACCTAAGTCGTTTGTCCACTCGACCATTGAAGAGGACATAGGTGGAGTTGCTGAATCAACCTAAGTCGTTTGTCTATCGACGAGATGAATAGACACGCCCCCTTGAGCGATAGAAATGGGTAGCGTCGGCCCGACGTGAGCGTGACAGATCTTACAGGGTTCAGCATGGTCAGGTGAGAGTGGGCGTTCCCCACTCAAACTGCTCGGTTCGGTTAGGGCAAGTAGTACTTACACCCCCCGATTAGTATCAAACGAGGGACTCCCCGCCAGGTGGAATAAGCATGGCTACAGCGGGGCAAGCCTGACTGTTTCGTTTTACAAACTGGTAGCAGAGAGAAGAAACAAGAGAGGTGGCTCATGGTGGGCTGCCTACGAGAAGAAGGAGTTGAGTATGACAGTAGGTATTGTTGAGCGTTGGTATCTAGTGGATACCAGGAACAACATCCTCGATTGGGATAACAACGAAGCCGTTGTCGAAGATGCAGTGGCCTCATACACCAAGCATATCGAGCGTACTGGGGAATCCGCCCGTGGAGGTGGCCTGCCTGGACCTGGAGGACACTGGTACCGAAACGAACTGAAACTAGAGGACAGAACTATTGTGTTGCCACTCCGTGTGGAGAAGGGGCGGCACGGTGACTTTGTTCTCGACCAAGTTTGGTTCCTGGAGGAGTACGACATGAACCTCATGCGTCAGGCGAAGGATATGCTCTGTGGCTTGGTGCCAGATGGAGAAGGCCTTGAGGATGATGACAAGGAAGACTTCACCTCGTTGGTGAGTCGCTTGAGTGTCCGTATTGCGGAGCATGAGGGGAAGTAATGGGTGACAACGAAGAGGCGACGTGGCTGGACATGGTCATGACTGTTGGGTTCTTGGTGAGCCTTCCAGCGTGGTACTTGGTAGCCATTTACTGCGGGAAGTGAGGAACAAATGCCAGAGAGGCATGAGGACGGGTCATGGAGTGGGGTGCCAAACGACAGGCCCCTCATGGGTGACCCACCACCTGGTCGGGAGAACGACACGCTCAACTGCTCAGAGTTGGTGACAGCCCTGGAGATTGCGCGTCTAGTACTAAGTCCGGGACATATAGAGAAGGCCACCACCTGGGAATCAATAGCATATCTGGGTGACCAGTTAGATATTTCCGACGCAGCCCTGAAGGCTCTCGGTATACGCCTGGAGCACGTGCTAGAGGTGCGGTGTTGGAACGAACGACCATGAGGGCCCCCGTGTGGGTGACACAGCATGACGGCGGAGGACGGGAGGTACCTGCCCACTGGGTGGGTACTATTGAGCGAGGGAAGAAGAAGGGTTGGTACAAGATTGAGTTGAGATCCAGGCCCCGGCTAGTAATAGTACGGCCCGATCGTGTCCGTCCTGCCAAGCCACACACCCTCGCTGAACGGATGCAGACAGGTGACACCTACCCTGGAGACCAGCGTCAATGGGACAACATCCAGGCAGGGAGGAACAGGCACCAGGACAAGCCATGACGGATTCTCAAGGACTATTCTGTCGTGAGTATAGGGCCATGGATGAGAGGTCTTTCCTTGGAAAAGGATCATGAACCGTCCTGCTGGGCAGGGCGGGCAGAGGGAAACCTTTGGAGAAGACGTGGGCCTATCCAGCGGAGGAGGAAGGCAGAGGGCATGACCACTGCTGACCTTGCTGCCAGGTTTGGGTTCAGTGACAAGTTCATTCAAGTAATCGAGAGGGGAGAACGCAGGTTGCCCATGAAATACCTGCACAAAATGGCTGCGGTGTTATCCGTTAGCCCATTGCAACTGAGTAAGGAGTTAGAGTTATGGAAAGCGATGAAGCCAGACCTGTACTAGACGTGCAGGCAATGGTTGAGAAGCGCAGGGTCAGGGGGCAGAAGACTGATCTGATTACCTGCTTCCACGCTATGCGGAACCTGAACCCTGTGTACAGGCATCGTGTTGCCTATATGGCAACCTATGCGATGGTGACTCAAGCGTCCAAGGACGTTGTGTTGTTGCCTTACGCCTACGAGCCTGATCACAGTACCCTTGACAACACGGGTATATCAGCAGCCAGCCAGCAGATTCTGGAGGGGCTTGACCACCACTTGATATTGAGGCACACGGGTAGGCCAACGGCTGCCGGGCCTCGCATAGGTGGTGTTGTGCGGTGGGTCACTGCCGTGATTCGTGCAGCGCAGATCGAGCCAAAGGTTGGCTATATTAGTCCGGGCTGGCAGAGAAGGATCGACGATCTTATTGCTGGACATATCTACTGGTGGGCTGCCAGGGACACGGTGCTAAGGCGTTGGTGGCCGGGTGGTATGAACAGTGGAATCCCAGAGGACGGGTTTGATTGGTTCTGGGAGAACGGTCTTGAAGAGTTAGAGAATAGGATGCGGTGTGGGCCGCTGTTTGTAAGTCAGAAGAAGGAAGTGGAGTAGTAGATGGCAAGAAGATTATTTGAGGTAAAGGCTACACGGGTTCACACACACACCGAAAGTGGGGATGTGGTGTATCACGTCCAAGCGACATCCGAGGCCGAGGCTAGGGCTCTGGTGGATTCTGTTACCGGGATGGGGCGTGGTCATCGTTTTGAAGTAGGCGAGGAGCGGATGCGCGGTGACGATGAGACCTCGGAAACAGAAACAATCGATTCGGTCGAGGTGCTCCAGGTCGAAAATGAAAGTGGAGGAAGGGAGTAAGTAGCATGAGGGCAGTGAAGTGTTTGGCGATAATAGCCACGCTAATATGTGGTATCCTGATACCATTCGTTGGGTTCGACGCCTTTACTTGGTTCGTCGGCTCGTTGTTCGTGGCCTGTATGGCCTCTGGATTGGACAGGTAAGCAATGGCACTGAGTGAGTCGGCCTTGAAGCGGAGACACCGATACCTGGGTGCTAGTGACGTGCCGGCAGTGCTTGGTGTGAGCCCCTGGAAGAGCGAGAGCGACGTCTACTACAACAAGACGGCTGAGTTCGAGCAGGTAGAGAAGGAGTCGAAGGCGATACAGTCTGGCAACCTGCTAGAGGGTGCGGTGCTGGACTTCGCAGAGATCCACGTCGGCAAGTTGAGGCGTAACCAGTTCAGGGTACACCCACACATTCGGTGGGCTTCAGCAACCATGGACGCTATCTGCCTGGACCTGGAGGACACCGGCGTCGAAGCCAAGACAACAGGGAACTCCGATCAGTGGGGTGACGAAGGGACAGACCAGATCCCTATCTATTACCTCGCTCAAGTGCAGTGGCAAATGTACGTTACGGGATACACCCGGATATACGTGCCTGTGCTCATGCCGGATTTTGCTTTGAGGTTCAAACTATACGTGGTAGACAGAGACGAGGAACTAATAGCCTCGATAGTGAAGCGGTGCTCCCAGTTCTGGGAGGAACACGTCCTGGCTAGGGTGCCCCCACCTGATTCAGTGCCAGCACCGAAGACGTTACAGAGAATGAAGCGTGTGCCTGAGAAGGTGACAACAATCAATGACACACTGGTCAGGGATTGGCAGGAGAAGAAGGCCGCCCTGAAGTTAGCGAAGGAGGGGGAGGCGTCAGCGCGTATGAAGATGATAGAGTCACTAGGTGACGCCGAGGTGGGGAAGTACACTGGAGGCGTGGTGAACTACTTCAAGAGGGAGCGGCGTGAGCACACGAAGACGGTCAAGCGGTCAACTTATAGAACCCTTGAGGTACGGGAAGGAGAAGGTGATGAAGTTTAGCCCGAGAGAGGTGGTGCTTGCTGCTTACAGAGAACTTGAGGCAGAGCGTGAGAGTAAGAAGTCGGGCACGACAAGGGGTGAGTACTTTGCCCACCTTGACGTGCAAATATCAGTCACATACATGGGACGCTTGCCGATCGACTACGGGGCAGAGTGTTATGTGAGTACAGACGAGCCGACCCGGTTGATACCGGCAGTGCGAGAGGCTTTTGAAAAGATAGCAGGTGCTGAGGATGTCTTCAGTGCCATAGATCATGAGTGTAAGAAACTGAACACGGAAGAAGGAACTGAGCATGGTGAGAGTAGACCCGACGGAGAAGAAATACACGACGCCGACGAAGAAGAAGACAGCGACGACGAAACGCACGACTACATATGAGAACTTCTATGAGGCGTTTGCTGCCGCCCAGGTGGAGTTAGAAGACCCGATCAAGAACTCATTGAACCCTCACTTCAAGAGTGAGTACGTGGACTTGGGCACCCTGATGGCGTGCGTGCGTCCGGTACTGGCACGGCATGGGCTTACGATCTGTACAACGATCAGCCCGGAGTTCAAGCACACAGTAGAGTGGGTCCCAAGTGAGGCTGAGGGCGTGCTTCAGGAGGCGAGGACGAAGACAGAGTCGCAGGAACACATAGGGCACAGGATCACAGCGGAGATCCACGGGTACGGCAAGTGCATAACTAGCAGTATCCTGGTGCCCCCTCAGAAGAACGTGCAGGCGTTCGCCAGTTTCCACACCTATGCTAGGCGGTGGCTGATCGGTGGGCTCTGCGGGGTGGCTGAGGCGAAGGACGACGACGGCAATGTTGCTGCGGAGAAGGATCCGAAGCAGGAGATCCTCAGCCGTGCAAGAAGGTGAGATCCGGGAGTTGCTTCAGGACACGAATCCGGAAGCAATCCTATGGGACGGGCTGGGCGCTGCCATCATTGGGTGTGGTGGAGCGTTCAGCCAGTTCGTTGTGATCTACTCGAAGAAGGGAATCATAGAAGCCCTCATGACCGACAACTCCTGGGACAGGGAGGAGGCGTATGAGTGGTACGAGTTCAACGTCAAGGGTGGATACCTGGGGCCGCACACCCCGATAGTCCTGGAGGACGACCTGTAACCCTACCTCCACCGTTTATGGTTGCGGCTGTAATATCACTTGCCAATTATTTACTAATAAATGTCCATTACCGATAGAAGCGCTAGCTGCACCTGTCGTAGGCATAATCACTACAACAGTGCTTGTATTAGGAGTAACCAGAGAGTCTCCAATATTGAAGTCTATAGTTGCCGTTTGATCTAGTAGTACACTGGGCACTGTTTCGAAAGTTACACGTATGACTTCCATCGGTTCGGTGGGCGGCAGATACCACCAGTCAAAGGGCGCACTGATATTGGCGATACACCCTACATTGATCTCATTGTAGTCGTTATACATACCACCGATAGCCAGGTCAGGCCCAGCGCCGTTGTTTATGGACATGATGTAGTCAGACCAAACAACCTCTGTAGCCACCACAAAATCATCAGACCACTGCATGGAAATTCCCCACCCACCAATTTGACTTGGTGTTCCTGGAACTCCGTCCTCTTCGACATGAATGGATACATCAAACTCGGTCTCAATGCCCTCTGTGTATACAACGGTCTCATTGCTTCCAAACATGCTGAAGTATTGCATCTCTTCTGGTCCAGGAGGAAACAGAGGTGGAGGTGGAGGTGGAGGTCCTGTTACTTCTATATATTCATAAATCATTTCTGAAGCACCAGAGCTATTAACCGCTATTAAGACAATGCTATACAGTCCTGGGATTTGGAAAATGTGAACTGGGTTTATATCATTCGAGATACCCCCATCAGAAAACATCCAGTTCATAGTTGCAGTTATTGGCTCTGTCAAATTTACACAAGTGACAGTAAGAGGAGCGGGCCCAATAACAGGTGAAACTATAAACTCTGCCATAGGCGGCGGAGGAGGATCGGTCACCGCGATGCACGCTCCACAGGTCGCCGTATCGAAACCTCCGGGACC